GTATTGTTTGATGTGTGGAATAGTAGTACCATCACTAGACATCTTTTTAAGAATTAAATTACCTTCTAAATCTTGAAATCTAGGGATAACTTCTTTTACTTCCTCTTTTCTATCACCTAGTTCACTTAATTCAATTCCAGTAAAACATGTAAGGTGTTTTCTTTGAATAACTTTAACATTATCCTCAAAGAAAATCTGTACTACATTCTTACCTTCTAAATACGCAGTGTTCGCCATTCTAGTGATTAGCGTTGTTTTACCAACACCAAACGCAGCAAGAATAACTCCTAACTCACCTTTAGATAATCCACCACCCATAAGATTATCGATTCCTACCAAACCTGTTGCAATAGGATCTCTAAAATCATCTGCTAAAACATCTTCAATTGCGTGAAAAATATCCACACCCTCATCTTTTTCTGTACCAACAGAGATAGCTTGTTTAACTAATTCTTCACACTCTTCATATCTATCAAAATCTCCAACATCTAGAATTTTTTGGATTTTCTGAGTAGCCTTCTTAAGTTCTTGTTGTTTGCAGAACTTAATGGCAACATCTTGTGTGTGTAAACAATCTCTATTGTCAGATTCTCTAACCTCTTTTATAAGTTCAGTAGCGGACTCTCTAGCAATTTCTCTCCTAACTTCACTTTTAATTATGTTAAAGATGGTTTCATAAGATGGAATTGTTTCGTATTTTTCATAGTAATCTTTTACACTAGCAACAACTAATCTCATATACTCATTATCGAAATAATTTGGATCGATAATCGAAATTATACTCTCTGAAAACTTATGATCTTCTACTAATTGTTTAACTAATTTTACTTGAAAACTATATCCTAAATAACCTAAATTTAAACTCTCATTTTTCGCCATTCTTTATCTGATTTTAGTTATTAATAAATATGTCGTCAAGTTGATAACCGCACAAATTTTTTGTATAATTTTTCATACTCAACCCCTGTTGCAAATATTCGATGATTTTTGGTATAATTTTTCTTATGTCGACATCATATCTTACGTTTGGTGGGTAGTCATTTCCACTAAAAATTCTTTGACATACTACCCTTCCTTTAACTTTTATTTGAATAGTGAAGAAGTCCTCATTTTCGTAAATGTCTACTGGTTTTGTTTCTTCTTCCGCAGTTGTTGCGAAGAAATTGTAATATCTATCCATATAATCATATGTCTTATTTTTAAACAAATCTTTAATCAATTCTGTTACAGAATCAATAGTTTCTTTTAATTCGTAAGAATATAACGAATCTTTATTAAAGTTTGTTACTGGAAAGTTTCTTCCAACAATAGGGTTTCCATTAATTAAAAATAGGAATTCATACGGATAACTTTTATACTTCTTTTTCATAATCTAAACATTTACACTTTTATAATAATTTTTCTCTTTTTTTATGATTGATAAAAATGGTTGTAAAAATTTTATGTAACCATCTCTACCACCAGGTATCGCCCACATTAAACCATCTTCTATCATCATATTTATAACGTTTTTATTTTCTCTACCTTCAGGATCTATAGATGTAGAAAATAGATAATCTAATTCGTCTTTACAATCTTCAGTTAGTAATGGTTCTGATAAATTTATTATCTTTTCGTTAACCTCATATATTAGTTCTTTTTGTGAACCTTTGGTAACTCTATTTAATATATTATCTAACGTTTTCAACCTACTTTTTCTTTCTTTTTGTATTTCTTCAATTTTACTAAAAATATAATCCAAAGTCAAAGTTTTTTCCATTATTTCAGGAAAATATTTCACAAGTGTTTTTTCACTAACACCTGTTATACCTTTTATGTTATCACTAACATCACCAGTTATCATTTTTATTAACTTTAAATTAGACGGGTGATGATCGAAATCTACTAAATAGTTTTCTTCTGTAACAATCTTTTTAAGGTTTATAACGTAAACTGAAACTTTTTCATTTATTAGTTGACACAAGTCTCTATCATTGGACATGATAACCACTTTCTCATTATCTGAGATGTTTTTTACATAATATGCGATAGAATCATCCGCTTCAACAATATCATCTCTGTATTGTCTTATAAATAACTCTTCACAATAAGAAATTAATCTTTCTTTTTGTAAATATAAATTTAATTCTGAGGGTGGTTGTTCTTTGTAAAAATCTTTATCCCTATTGGACTTGTACTCTTTGTATAATTCGTATCTTAGTCTACCACTAAAAGTACCGTCCCAAAATACATATACTCTGTCAAACTTATTTTCGTTTAACATCTTACGTACCATAGTTAAGAATTGAAAAATACCACCTATATGGGTTTCTTTATAGTAAAGATTTTTAGCCCCATGATAGGCGGTTTTTAACAACGAGTCTCCGTCAACTAATAATGTTCTTTGGATTCTTTTTTTCTTACTCGGTACTCTCACTCATAGTCGATTAAAAGTTAAACAATTAATTATCTGAATAATCGACTGGTGACTCAATTACATCACCTTCAACAACATCAAACGATAACACATCATCCCCAACAGTTTCAAATACTTCTGCCCAATAATCTTTATTATCAGACTTATAAGCATCTATCGCCTTTTTGTCGTCTTCAATGAAACCATGTGTCGTTGCAAGTATTTTACAATCTGCGTATCCTAAACCATTCATATGATTCTTATGGATACCTACTTTAGTTCTGATTGCGAAATTAACTTTTCTACCTTTATTGGTTGCGTTTAATTTCGATATACCCGCACTTTTTTGGTTTCCGAATAAGAATACTAACGCACAAGATAAGTAAATTGATTGTCCTCCTTTTGGTTGTATTCTAGGTTGTCCAAATGGGTTATCAGGTAACTCTACCCAAGGTTGGTTAACAAATACCATAGAATTAGTATATGGAGATGTCTCTTTACGTGAAGATGTTATTCTTTGTGCCATACCCATACCCCATTTCTCAGAGATAATTCTCGCAGTGTGTTGGTTACCTCCTTTACCTTCGAAACTCATCTGACAAGGTATTGTACCAATAGAGTCCCAACAAAATACAATGTCGTGTGGAATCTCTCCGTTTTTCTGAGCATTTAAAACTTCTGTCACATATTCAAAGGCTTGTTCAATATAATCAAAACCTAATTTATATAATAGAAATCCATCCCAATAACCTATAACCTCACCAGTTTCTTCATCTACCTCTTCAATATATTCAGTTTCTAAACCCATTTGTTTAGCGTGTTCAAAACTGAATTTTTGTTCGGTAATAATGAACACAGGAAGAATACCTTTTTTCTGTGCATCCACCGCAGTTTTAATTAGGGCGGTGGTTTTTCCAGTATCCGAGTGTCCTAAAAGCATATTAATCTGACCCATAGCAGGACCTGGAATTCCTGTCGCCTTCTGAAAGGCTTCCCCCAGATCAAAGTACTTTTGTTCTTTGTACTTATCACTAGAGGAAAACTTCTTTCTTATAGACGAAAAATCAGATGCTTTTTTCTTTAGTGGTTTCTTTGCCATAGTCTAATTAAAATGGTAGTTCGTCACCATCATCTAAATTAGAAACTTCAACATCATTATTAGAACTGTAATCATTCTCAAAAGAAGTAGTAGTTTCAGTTCTCATCATATTGATTTCTTCAGTTAGTGACGCAGTTTCTTTTTCTTCTTTGTCTTCTTCAGCAACATATTTCTTTTGTTCTGAATCCCAAACTGGACTTTTGTTTGTCGCTACAATGTCTAAATACTCTTTAGTTTTTTTAGAGTAAACATCTCTATGAGTTTCAGTATTACCAATCCACTCATTTGCATAATCTTTATCATTTGTAAGAATAGAAACATCGTCCGCCATAATAGAATTAACTACACTATGGTTTTTATCGTTTCTACCTGATGTAATGATAATGTCTCTACCCTCTCTAGGATCATCAATCGCCCCTTTTAGTTTGTATACAGGAATTAATTTATCCATTACTCCATCACCAGTTCTTTTGTGTTTAAATCTCCAAAATTTAACACCATGATCTTCATTCTCTCTATCGATACCTTTTACTACGTAAAATAATCTAGGGATGAATTCTTTCGCTAAAGCTTTCGCTTTTTCAGAACCATCTTCATACAAAGCGTCTTTTGCTTCACACAATGGACAATGTTCACCATCATTAAGATGATTACAATAGATTTTTTCCCATTTTCCGTTCACATTTTTTTCGTGGTAGTAAACTTCAGTAAATGGAGATTCACCGTTTTTAGTCGGTAAAATTCGAAAAGTTTTTGTTTGTGTCTTTACACCTTTCGGTAACTTTTCAGTAAAGTACTTTTTCAGTCTGTCTTCGCTGGAAATTTTGTTTCCACTTTTTGTAGGTTCAGTGTTTTTTTCATACTGAGCCAAAATCGCATCTAAACTACTCATTGTTTTATTTTTTAAATTATTAATATACAATGATACGTATAGATTCTCAAAAAGTCAATAGGTAATAAAAGAAAAACCCCACTTTTGTGAGGTTTTTTATGTTTTAGTTTATTGAATTAATGAGTCCTTCTACTCTTTTCAATATCCTTTCTCTATGTTTTACTAAATTTATTTGTGTAACAATTGCTGCAATATAAGATAACGATATACCAATACCCTTTTTAAGTTTTTTCTTATCTGAATCACTAACTACTTCACCCTCATCGTATTGTTCCATATCTTTCACTAAAGAATCAATCTTATTTTGTAGTTTTTCTGA